ACTATTATAAAGGATATATCTATGAGGTGTAAATGCTGTGATAATATCATGACTTATAGAAATACACAATCAAAAGCTACAGGATTTGAAGACGATCTTTGTGGGCATTGTAGATATCTCGCATTCTGGGCAACCACTGAGCGAGAGTATGTGTGTGGACCTTACCCGCTTGAGGGTGTGACACAACCAAAACAATCTTCTGATTGACCGTGCGAAATAGCTTGACACAGTGGAGTTCACGTAGTAGAATGACCATATACAAACAAAGAATTCCCAAACTTGAAGACGGAGCATCGTTGTTATCCTCCTTTCGACGTGTGAGTCTACCGTCTTCAACCTAATTCAGAGGTACGTGCATGACAGCTCCAGCAAAAAATAAAGGTGGTCGTCCTACAAACGCTGAGCTTGCTGCTCGCGGTATGGTGAAGACCGACCTCGATGTTGGCTTGAAGACACTGAAGAAATACTTCGGTAAAGCCGCAGAGAAGATTGTAGAGCTAGCCTCCGATCCTAAACTGCCTGTTGACAAGCAATTCAAAATGAATCAAGATTTGATCAACATGTTCATGGCAATGCTCAAAGCCGATATGGCACTGAAGCAAGCCACAGCACGTGGTGATGACGTAGGAACAGGCGATGACGATGATAAGCCGAAAGGTAATGGAGTAGTCTTCGATTTGTTCACAAATAATGGTTGACACGAATTCAAAAACGTGTAGAATGACCAAACAAATTGAGACGTTGGCCGACCGGCGCTAGGCAACAGGCTTTTAACCTGTATTAACTTGGTTCGATTCCAAGGCGTTTCACCAAACATAGTGGATTGGCAGAGTCAGGCCGATTGCAGCAGGTTGCTAACCTGTAGGATGTAACAGTCCCGAAGGTTCGAATCCTTCATCCACTGCCAGAATGCCTGTGTCGCTCACAGGAAGAAAACTGCATCAGCGTGAGGGTTCGCGGCTGGGTTGCACTCGGAATGTTGCGTTAGTCCGGCAGGGGTATAAGTCCCAAGTTGAACCTTAAGAATTATGGCGAGTTGGTAGAGTCCGGCTTATTACATCTGCCTAGAAAGCAGACGGGTCAGCAATGGCCCCGTGGGTTCGAATCCCACACTCGCCTCCAAACAAATGGCTTATTGACGCAACTGGCAGTCGTGCTTGTTTCAAACACAAGATGTTCGGGGTTCGAATCCCTGATAAGCCACCATACAAAAGCCCCTGTATCCCAACTGGCAGAGGAAGCGGTTTTAGAAACCGTTCAGTCTGAGTTCGAATCTCAGTGGGGGCACCAAATGTGAGATAACTTGTGGGGGTTCGATTCCCCATATCTGCGAATGCGGGTAGCACATGGGCAAGCAAGGTAAGCTCAACAGGAAGACGAAGACGATACTAGTCAGTTGGACATCTTCCGGTACTAATAATTGAGGGGTGGCGGAATGGTAGACGCACTGGACTTTGAATCCAGCATTTGTGAGTTCGAGTCTCACTCCCTCTTCCAGAATACCTCGCGCCTTGGGGTTCTCTAGAAACCAACTCTAGAGTCTGTCGTGATGATCGACATTAAACTTCATCGCTAATTAAGGGTCTGGGTTGTTATGGCAAATGCATGCGGGATTCCAAATCCTTGCGGACTGGGTTCGATTCCTAGCTGGCCCGCCAATTTATAGATGTGTACCGTAGCCGCCTTCTAAGCGGTAGAGCGTAACTGGAGGCAATGCAGGTTCAAGTCCTGTCACATCTACCAGAAGAAAGTTTAAAATGTTTTCAAAATGTGCTTGACAATTTCTGATTGTCGTTTACAATGGGGACATAAGCAAGACAATAGTGAGTTGGCCGATTGGATTAGGCTCGGGTCTACGAAGCCCGCTAGGTAGGTTCGATCCCTACACCCACTACCAAATTTTATACAAAAAGGAGAAGATGAAATGGCAAAGTATTACGATGCAACCAAAGAACATGCTCCGGTGGACAAGACACGCTTGAAAGACAGCAAAGGTCGTCACCCAAACAAGAACAAAGCTGGCAAGCCACCAAGCGTGGTTCGCTAAAGAACAAATGCTCTGCTCGTCTACGAGGTTTAGGATATGAGGTTTTCACCCTCATGAACGGGGTTCGAGTCCCCGGCAGAGTACCAAACAAATGGCTGTAGATTCCTCTGGGAAGGAAGGCACACTGTCTATGTGTTCGCTGTGGGTTCGAATCCCATTATGGTCGCCAAATTGTTACCCGAGAATTCTAACGCCGAAAGGTATTGAATAGTAATCGCCTCCTAGTTCGGTAAGGGAAAGCGCTCAAGCCTGTACGAGAATCGTGTAGCTGTGGTAAGCTACAAGCAGCAGGTAAAATCGCCCGACTGGCCACCCGTAAGGGGCCATATGCCGTTATAGCTCAGTCGGTAGAGCAACTGCCTTGTAAGCAGAAGGTCCGGGGTTCGATCCCTCGTGACGGCACCAAATTATAGAATGTTGTTGGTGGGCTGTTGATCACAGATATCTGACAACTGTTTCTCGTCTCGGGCACGTTATAGCTCCTAATTCCCGATTAGCTCAGCGGTAGAGCAACTGCTTGATAAGCGGTAGGTCGATTGTTCGAATCAATCATCGGGAACCAAATTATTGCGGGTTAGTTCAGTCTGGTAGAACAGGGGCTTCATAAGCCTCATGCCACAGGTTCAAATCCTGTACCCGCAACCAAAACACTGGGTTGCTCCCCATGTTGTAGTGAGGCCATGCTCACTTTAATGAATCCATGGACTAATTACATTGGCATTGATCTCACCGGGCGTGGGTCGCTGGCTGTTAACCAGCAGATGATAGGTTCGAGTCCTATAGTGCCAGCCAAACAATGGTTCATTGAGTCGAGCGGCGAAGACTACCGGCTGTAACCCGGCACAACGATACATCCTAGGTTCGAGTCCTAGATGAACCACCAATTATGAACAACACTGCACGTTATGCTAGTGGTTGATGACGACAGTCTGCATGCAGAGCGAAGTCAGTTGTTCAAATATACAACTCGGGGTATCTCAGAGGCAGAGAGCTGGGTTTGGAACCTAGAGGTCGAGATTTCGAAATTCTCCCCCGTGACCAATTTTGTTGAAAAGGTGTTATACATGAAAGCATTCGTGCAGTGATTGGAAACATCGTACCAGCTACGAACCTCGTGAAGAACTTGCTAAGTAGAGCCACTGGCAGCAAACGCGATGTAGCCGCAAGGCAAGATTCAATGGTGAGGCCGTTGCCACTGGCTGGCACTTCCGTCTGTGAAACGGTTGTTGGAGTTCGAATCTCCACCTCACACCAATTTGGGCTGTAAGAATTTCGATAGTTCGCCGCACTTGCACTGCGGAAGGCAGGGTTTGACTCCCTGACGGTCCACCAAATTTATGTCCTTCTTGCCTGAGCGGTTAGGGTGCTGATTGCAAACCAGTAATAGATGGGTTCGACTCCCATAGATGGCTCCAAACATGCGTGATTCGTATAGAGGTCTAATACTCTCGGCTTCCACCCGAGGAACTAGGGTTCGACTCCCTAATCCCGCACCAATTTGCTTCTTTAGTTTAATGGTAGAACGCCATCCTTACACGGTGGCTACGGTGGTTCGATTCCATCAAGAAGCACCAAATTGCATTCTAAGCTAACTTGGTAGAAGCGCTGGCTTGAAACCCCAGATGACTTGGTTCGATTCCAAGAGTATGCACCAAATGACGCAGACGACTTATCCACTCGGACATTGCTTCGTGCAATCAATCTAAGTCTGTCTGCCATTATTAAGGATGAATAATCCTGAAAGCAAGCCCCGACATTCACGTGTTGGGGCTTTTGCCGTTCTGGCCTAATTAATTACCGAGGAACATATATGAACCTTACACCAAACGCCATGCTGGCTGCCCTAGCATCCATCGGGCTTGATGGCATCATCAAGGATGGACTTCTGTCCAGTGCAAGTGTTAAGCCCCTTCGCCGTAACATTGCTATCTATGGCGATAGCCGTACAGCCAACTGTTCCAGCGGTACAGCTCCAAACAAATTCACAGAGAACTATGGCTATGCTTCTTGGCTAGGTCAATATACCAGTGGACGTATTTGCTTTGATCCCGCATTTAACTTCGGAGTTGGGGGCGATACTTCTGCTCAGTGGGCCGCACGTGTCGCAACAGTAACTGCATCTGCCGCTGACGTTGTTATCTGTCTTATCTCGACTAACGACCGTACAGCCGACTTTACACTTGCTCAGACTCAACAGAACATCGAACACGTCATTGCCAAGCTTAAAGAAGCTGGTAAGATCGTCATCTTCATTGCTGAGACTCCACGTGGTGGCGCTAACGTCCTCACAGCACCACGTCAGGCGATTCATGACCAAACCCGTGCATGGATGAAGTCTTACCTTCCAAGCCTTGGAGTCCGCGTTGTAGACCTCTACGATAAGATGCTAGACACAGCCAACACAACAGTCGATGGCCTCCACCCTTCCCCATACGGCGCTCGCATCATGGGACAAGCTATTGCTACTGAGATTCAGGATTTGTTTAACACTCCTGTAATCTTGCCTAAATACTCTAGCACCTATGTCGCTGCTACAAACCCATTCGGGCAACTCAACACCAATGCATTGCTGACTGGTACTACAGGTACTAAGTCTGGTTCTGCTAACACCACTGGTGACGTAGCAACAGGTTATACAGTAGCTGGTAGCTCTTGGACTGGAATGAGTGTTGTAGCTTCTAAGGAAGTCACAACAGTCGGTGAGAAGCAAGTATTCAAGTTTTCTGGTACTCCAACAACCTCTGGCGCTCTCTTCACCTTTGAACAAGTGGTGACTCTAGCTGATGCCAAGACTGCTGCAAACATTAAAGCTGTGGCTAACATTGAGTTTGAAATGGTTGGATGTCTAGGTGTAAGTCTCGATCTTCGTGTAGTCGATGGTGCAACGTTCAACGTTAAGTGCTGTGACCGTTACCAAGACGGCTTCCCAATGAGCAACGTTAAAGTAGATGGTGTTCAAGAAACACCTACTGCTGTAATCACAGGAACCGCCACTGAAGTTAAAGTGCGTGTGTCTGTATATGCAAGTCAAAATATCCCAATGTCTGGGACTATTAAAATCAGTCAACTAGCAGCAAAAGCTGCATAACAAAAGGAAAATACAAATGGCTACTCTTACCCGTGATCAATTGATTGCAGTAATCTCCCAGCTTGGCTTCTATGAGGCCGCTGTAACTGGAAGCTTTGACAACATGCTGAAGGATGGTGCTACAGCCATCAAAACGAAGACCGAGGTTGCGGCACTTTCTGCCATTGCAACAGCAGACGCTACTGACCCTGCTACAACAATGGCACTAGCTAACATCAATAAAGCTAAGATCAACGCAATCATCGCAGCATTGAAAGCGTAAAACTTGTTGACTCAACCCCTTAAATGTGAAATACTTGAATGTTTTATGTCTAAGGGGTTGACAACTACAAATTCCAATGTAGAATGGGCATATACAGAGAGATAATTAATAGTTATCCCTCGCACACCTCATCCTATAAGGCTGCAACGGCCTAAACCACAGGAGGCATCGATGGTTCTTAAGCCGAAAGTTTATCCAGAGTTCAATCTGGACACGAACATCATCGGTCCTAAATCCCCTAAGCAATACGACTTCATGCACTCTGATGCAAACATTACCGTATTCGGTGGTGCTGCTGGTGCTGGTAAGTCGTATCTTGGTGTAATGGACTTCCTGCGGTATATCAATATTCCAACCTTCCGTGGTTGTATGGTTCGTAGAACTACACCACAACTTAAAGGTCCGGGTGGTCTTCACGAGAAAGCTGAGAAGCTATTCCGTCTGATTGACCCAAAAGTTAGATGGCGTGATAAGGATCACCACTTCGTATTCTCGTCTGGTGCCCGTATCTATCTTCGTCACTTTGAGAACCCAAAAGACCAAGAGAACTTCCAAGGTTGGGAATTGAACAAATTCCTCGTGGACGAAGGACAGCAATTTGATGAGTCGATGGTAGTTTACCTGATGTCTCGTATGCGTAACCCTGAATGTCCCGAAGTAAAACCACACATGAAGATCACTTGCAACCCCGACTATGATGCCTTCTTGCGTCATTGGTTGGATTGGTGGCTTGATCCAGAGACAGGTATTCCGATTCCTGAACGTGATGGCATCAAACGATGGTTCATCCGTGACAATAATAAAATGATCTGGGGTGATTCACACGCAGAACTTTGGGAAAAGTATTCTATTCCCGATCTTCCTGAAGATGACCCAAATCAGATTCAACCTCTAAGCTTCTGCTTCATTTCTGCAAACGTATTTGACAACCCTGTCCTGTGTAAGATCGATCCCGGTTATGTTGCCTTCTTGAAAGGTCTTGGCCGTGTTGAGAAAGCTCGACTACTTCACGGTAGTTGGCTTGCACGAGAAGAAGGCTCTGGTTACTTCAAAGAAGAGTGGGTCCAAATGACTCCCTATCCAGCTCTTAAAGCAATTAAGAGAGTGCGAGCATGGGATATCTCCGGTACTGTAGAATCTGAGACGAACAAGAACCCCGACTGGACAGCCGGTGTGTTGATGAGTAAGACCCTTGCAGGCACTTACACAATTGAACACGTAGTTCGTGACAGACGCAGACATGGTGGTGTATTCGACATGATCCTTGAAACAGCTATTGCAGATGGGGATGATGTTCAAATCATTATCCCGTGCGACCCCGGTGCTGCTGGTAAAGCTTATGCTGCCCAGATGATCCGTGACCTAGCTGAACATGGCTTCTACGCAAAGATGAAACAAACAAACAAATCCAAAGTTACTCGATTCGCCCCATTTGCTGCTGTTGCAGAATCTGGCAGTGTCGAAGTTGTAACTGCTGAGTGGAATGCTGACTACTTCTCGGAACTTGTACGTTTCGATGGTAGCAGGAACATTAAGGACGACATGGTTGACGCCACGTCTGATGCCTTCCATGCTCTTTCCACAGAACTTCATATCCCTGACTTCACTGTTCCAGAAATGTTGCAAGTGAATCCTTTCAGGGTCTACCACACATAAGGCGAGGTTATGACTGAACTAATTGAAAAAGCAGAAACTCCTTTGCCTCGTTTGCGTCTTAGTGAAATGGGAACTACCGGTCTGAAAATGGCTGGTGGTCGCATTAACGAAGAAGCTCGAAGAGAACTACGGTTCCCTGAAGCTTGCAAGACTTTCCGAACGATGGCTTCGGATGTAACAATTGCTGCTGCTCTTTCTCTATTCAAGATGATGATCAGCCGCGTTGAATGGACAACCGACCTTGGGCCTGCTCCAGATGCTGCGATGAAAAGTCGTGGTCAATTCCTAGAGGAATGTCTGGATGATATGGAACACACTTGGCGTAGCTTCATTCAAGAGTCTACATCTGCACTAACTTATGGCTTCTCGGTTCACGAGAAAGTCTACCGCCGTCGTGACGCTTCGACAGGCTCTAAATATAGTGATGGTAAGATTGGCATCAAGAAGCTCCCTATTCGCTCACAGGACACGATCTACAAGTGGCTGTACAGTGAAGACGGACGTAACCTTCTAGGCGTCCAGCAAAGCCTCACAGCGATTCAAGGAGCTGAACGCTACCTGAATCTCAATGCTATCAACAGCACTGGCATGATTGACATTCCCCGTAAGAAGTTCTTGCTGATCCGTGTGGACGCAGAACGTGATAACCCGGAAGGTAACTCGCCACTACGTGCTGCGTACTATGCTTGGAAGTATCGCTGCCTAATCGAAGAACAAGAGTCGATTGGTGTTAGCCGAGACATGGTTGGTATGCCAACTCTGTACTTGCCTCCACGTTATATGTCTGCTGACGCAAGCCCTGCTGAAGCAAAGATTTATCAATACTACCAGAACGTCATCCGAAACATTCAGATGAATGAACAAGCTGGTTTGATCCTGCCACAACAATTCGACCCTGAAAGCCGACAGCCATTGTTCAAGTTTGAACTGACTTCGACACAGGGTGCCAAGATGTATGACACAGACGCAATCATCAAACGTTGGGACAACAAAATCCTGACAGCATTGTTCGCTGACGTACTGAAACTCGGACAAGATAGTGTTGGTAGCTTCTCGCTTGCTGGTGCAAAAACAAACATTATGGCAATGGCGATTGAAGCACGTCTTCAAGAAATCGCTGACGTTATCAACAAAGACTTGATCCCTCAACTGTTTGCACTGAACGGTGAAGCCTCTGACGCTAAACTACCTAAGCTGGTTTACGGTGATCTTGATGAAGTTGACCTTGATGAATTCTCCAAAGCAATCCAACGTATGGGTTCTGTTGGGGCTCTTGAACTTGACCGTCCTATGGCGAACAAGATTCGTGCCGCTCTTAAAGTTCCTGTCAAACCTGATGATGCTCCAATCGATAAAGAAGAGATCATGGGTGGGGATTCCCAAGCCGGGTTGGCTGGGGTTGGAAATGGAGCTTCTAAGAAAGCATCTGGGAAAGATAACTCTGCCGCAAACAATGCATAAGGAGCCACAATGAAATTCGTTGAAGCACTTGCTGAACTAATCGAAAAACACTTCGGGGGCTCTTCTCAAGAAGTTAAGACACCAGTTGAAGTGACAAAAGCTCTTGATGAAGAGGACCGCAAGGCTCTCTTCGTTGTACTCGCCCCTGATGTAGTTGACCTTCATGGCGACACATACACAGCAGTTGAAGTCGAGAAAGCTTGTGACAACTACAACGCACATTGCAACGTAGCTTATCTATTCCACCAAGTAGAGACTGAAGAAGCTAAAGCTATCCAGTCTTTCATTGCCCCATCTGACTTCACACTGGACAACGGTGTTGCAATCACTAAAGGCACATGGCTACAGTGGTGGAAGTTCCCTGAAACGGAAGTTGGTGAGGCTCTTTGGCAAGGTGTTAAATCTGGCGACATCAACGGTGTCTCTATTGGTGCTATGGCAAATGTCGAGGAACTAGAATGACAATCGCAAAACGTCGCTTGACTGATATCAAGTTTGAACATGACGGGGCACACGTTGCCCTTGTTGGTAAGCATCAAGGTGGCCCAGCTAATGGGATTACCACTTTGATCACCAAAGCAACAAACAGTATTACACAAGAACAAATTGAGAAAGCCTCGACTGTTAGTGTGACAATGCAATTCCCTGAGTTCCTTCGTAAGTTCTTCGGAATGTACTGGGACGATGCAGAAGTTCTTTCTGCTGTTATGGGCTATGGCCGTACAGAGTATCCTGACTCGACTGAGAAAGATTACATCGACTCCAGAGTTGAATCCATCGATATCATGAAGTCTGTGTACAAAGCCCAAGACGTGGAGAAGGCTCTCGCAGCTCTAACTCCAGACCAACATCTAGCCCTTATGGCTGATCAAGAAATGCTGGAGAAAGCTTTTGCTGCTCTTCCAGAACAACCTATCAAACAAGAGGAAACTCAAATGGAAACAATTCTGAAGGCTGCTCACGAAGAAGCCGTTCTCGCTGCTGTTGCAGTTGAAAAGGCTGCTGCTGTTGCCGCTGTCGCTGAAGTCCAAAAAGCTCTAGTTGCTCAAGAAGAAGTACTGAAAGCTGTTCAAGCTGAGGTAGCAACCTTCAAAGCTGCTGAAGCTGCTCGTGTTCAAGAAGTTCGCAAATCTGCATTGGCTGCTGTATTGCCGGAAGCTCAAGTTGAAAGTGTCCTCAAGGCTCTAGAAGCTGTTGCTGAAGAAGCATTCGCTGCTGTCGTTGCCGGATACGCTGTACAAAAGGCTGCCGTTGATAACTCTGATCTAATGAGTGAAACAGGCGTTGCTGGAACTGGTACTGCCGATGCTCCAGAAATCGACCGTACTGCTGAAATCCTTAAAGCTAAGTACGCCCCTAAAGCTGCTAAGTAATCTACCCCATTTTATTAGGAGAAATACCCAATGACAACTTACGCCTCTGATGTACAACGTCTGAGCAACTGGCTGAAATATGAAGAAGAAGCTGGCTCTGGTGTAACCCGTGAAGTTCTGTTGAAGTCTGCTGTTAACGCCACCAAAACTGGTTCTGTCCTTGACAGCACTGGCGCTCTGGTAGTTGCTGCAACTCTTGCTGACGCTACTTACATTCTGATTGACGACTTGACTCGTCCTGCTGCTGCCGAATACACGAAAGTGTTGGTACTGGCCCGTGGTCATGCAAAAGTTGGTGCTAAAGCCCTGATCTTCGGAGCTGACGTAACAACCGACAACCAGCGTAAAACTGCGACAGATAAACTTGCTCTGAAGAATATCTTCACAGTAGAACAACTGGCCCCTTACGCCTAATTCTCTTCCACTTAACACAGGAGTCTAACAATGTCTCAAGTACAAATCGCCAAGGCCGCAGTACGCAGCTTTGCTGGCAACAACTACGAGTACACCGATCTTACGCAAAACCTGTTGATCATCCCTAACGTATGGTCGCTGGCTGAGCAAATCGGTCTGTTCGGAAAAGAAACCACTAACCAAGAAACTCTGACAATCGAAGAAATCAAACAAGGTTTCGGTCTGGTTGCAGACGTTCACCGTGGCGCTCGCCACACAGTAAGCATCGACGCTACCCGTCGCATGCACGCATTCGCAATGCCACACTTCACCCTTGACGATGCTATCACACCTCGTGATATCCAAGGCAAGCGTGCTGTAGGTGTTGACGCTCTGGAAACTGTTGCCGCTGTACGCGCTCGCAAACTGGAAGTAATTCGTCAGTCTTGGGCTGCTACAATGGAAAAAGCCCACTGGTACACAATCACAACTGGTTTGGCTTACGCTCCAAACGCCACCGTGTCTTACGACTGGTACAGCGTTTTTGGTGCAACACGTAAAGTGGTTGACTTCCAACTGAACGTATCTACTACTGACCTGATCCAAAAGACCGAAGAAGTTTTCGCTCACATTCAAGATCAAGCTGTAGACGGTTCTGTTCGTGGCGAAATCTTCGCTATCGCTTCCCCTGAGTTCTTCAACAAGTTGATTGGTCACCCAACAATGAAAGCTCTGTGGCTGGCTTACCAGCAATCCCCACAAATCCTGCGTGATCGTTTGCAGGCTCGTGGATACGACGCTCGTTACCGTGAATTCACAATCGGTAACATCACCTACGTGGAATACCGTGGTGTGGGTCCAGATGGTGTTCGTTACATCCCAGCAGGTGACGCTTACTTCATGCCTTCGGACATGGGTGACAACTTCACTACCTACTACGGTCCAGCGGATCACTTCGACTTTGTTAACACTCAAGGTCAAGAAATGTACGCGTTTGAATACGGCGACAACCGTGGTCAGATGATCGAAATCCAAACCGAATCCAACTTCATCGACGTTCTGCGTCGTCCACAGTTGATCGTTCGCGGTACTGTAGGTGCCTAATTGACTGGGGGCCACGAAAGTGGCTCCCTTTCTTTGTTTTAACCGGAGGTAAATATGCCATACACAGGTGATCCATCCAATAATGCAATTGATCGTGTTCGTCTAGCAGTTGGTGACATCTGGGACGATATGGAAATGCTTACGGATGCTGACTATCAATACTTCCTAGATCGTAATGACGGGAACGAGAATCGAGCTACACTAGATGCTGCAAGAGCCATTCTGTTTAGACTGACACGCATGACGCGTGAACGCACAGGTGACATTGAAGTGTACGGTGGTGATTGGTTCAAGAACTACAAAGATGCACTTCTACTAATTCTGAAAGACCCCAATGCTGCGATCAGCCTTGCTGTTCCATACGCTGGTGGTATTTCCAAATCGGATATGTTTGCTAACGATACTAACGGTGACAATGTTGTCCGTGAGATTAACATCGGATATTCTCAGTCCCGTCGTCTATACGACAACACATATCCAAGTAGCGGTCCACACAACGGTGGAGATTGCTATGGGGTTTTCCCTTAAAATAGAGACGAAGAAACTTCAGTCCCTTATCAAGCGAGTTGACGCTATCAACAACACTGAAATTGAAGTCGGCTTCTGGGATGACAGGTACGGTCCTGAGAACGATAATCTTCCTGTAGCACAGGTCGCCGCTTACAACAACTTCGGTACTTCATTCAACCCCACAAGGCCGTTCATGGACGATACGTTCGAGGACATCATGTATCAAGCATACATGGCCCGTGGAGTTAAGAACGTCTTTATCTCCGTTCTAACTAATGGACGTAGCACTCAGAGGCTCCTACGTGAGCTTGGAGAGCGAATCAAAGGTATGATGCAACTTACCATCCTTGAGTACGCAGCTAACGGTGGCAACAGCCAGAAGACCATTGAGAAGAAAGGTCGAGACAGTCCACTTATTGACACTGGCAAGATGCTCGAATCTGTCAGGTTCATCATCCACAAAGGAGACATGTGATGCTCTATCCACCACTCCTATCAACTGGTCAAGTCATCCTAGACGTTACACGTCGTGAGGCACCTACCATTGACAGAGGCCGTCCGGTTCCCGGTGCTGAGTCTACTGTACAAGTTGTATGCAATGTACAACCAGTGTTGAAATCATCCGACACTATTATGCTCCCTGAAGCTGACCGTTCCAAAGCTACCCTTAAGGTGTATACCAAAGGTAGTGAAATGAAAGCTTTGAAAGAAGCTGGACCGGGTTGGGCAGCAGATCGATTTACATGGGAAGGTGATCTATACGAAGTCATGAAGGTTATTAATTACAGAATGGGTGTGTTGAACCACTACAAAGCAATCTGCATGCGTGTGGAGTTGACAAGACCATGAATATTTATAAAGACCTTGAAGACAGCCTCTACAATGTAATTGAAGAGTTGTTCCCTGCAACCAGAATCATCTTCGCATACAACAACCTACCGGAGCCTCAAACTCCATACTTGGTTATTGATGTGAAGCGTCTTGATCAACTGGGTAGTGAGTATAACTCTACCTTCGTTGAAAGCTTCGAGACAACACCTACAACCACTACGCAGATCGATATGATGGCGAAGGTAAGGTTCGAGGTGGTTGGCTTAATGGACAACGACACAGAAGCTGCTGAGCTTGCTCAGAACATCCAATTTGCTCTACGAACTGCCCGTGGGTATGAGAGTCAGGCAAGAAACAATCTGGCCCGTCATGGACAGATCACAACACGTCGTATGCCTTATCGCAAGGACACGGACATGTACATGCTTTACCAAGTGGATGCAAACTTCGCATACACAGCAATCTCTCAAGATGAGCAAGATTATATTCTCACTACAGACTTCACTGGCATCTATCATGATGCTAACCGTCCTCCTGATTATACACTCACCACTCATGTTGACATTAATCCAACTCCATAAGAGGAACTGAAATGACACGTCTAACCGACATCATCGAAATTCAGATCAGCCGTGAAACTTCTGCGGTTGCTCAAACGAACTTCAACGTACCAGCCTTTATCTCCGCTCACACCAACTTCGTAGAACGCGCTCGCGTGTACTCTTCTCTGTTGGCAGTTGGGGATGACTTTGCTTCTACTGATACTGCATATATTGCAGCTCAGAAATTCTTCGGTCAAGCAATCAAGCCAGCCAACATTGTTATCGGGCGTCGTCAGATTCCGGGTGCTACAGTGAACGTTGTTACTGTTGCTGCTGCCACAACTTACACTTTGACTGTTAGCGGACAGACGATCACTTACGTATCTCAAGCTCTCGACACAGCCATCCTGATTGCCACAGGTTTGAAGACAGCCTACGACGTAACACCCGTTACTGGAGTTACTGTAACAGATAACCTTGACGGTACTCTGACAATCGCTTCTACAGTTGATTGGTCGCTTAAAGTGAGCATCAACCTGAGCAAGTCTAACGCTCCAGCAGTTGAATCTTGGTCTACATCTGTTAACGCAGTACAGAACGAGAACGACACTTGGTATGCTCTGACTATCGAATCCCACAACGAACTTGATGTACTTGAAGTTGCTGGTGTGATCGAAGCTAAGAAGAAAGTCTTCGGAACATCTTCTAGTGACACAGACATCAAGACAACCGGTACAACTGATGTGTTCTCTCAATTGCAAGACCTTGGTTACCAACGTACTTTCGGCATGTACTCTGCTACAGCCGATACACAGTTCCCAGAATGTGCTTGGATTGGTTTCCAACTTCAAGAACAACCGGGCTCTAACACTTGGGCTTACAAAGCTCTGGCAGGTGTTACTGTATCCAAGCTATCTGACACTGAAGCCACAAACATCAAAGCTAAAAACGGAAACACCTACGAGTCTGTAGGCGGACAATCCGTTACTGTTGGTGGTAAAATGTTTGGTGGTGAATTCATCGACATCATGGTTTTTGTTGACTGGCTGGAAGCACGTATGACTGAACGCCTGTGGTTCCGTATGGCTAACAGCAAGAAAATCCCTTACACCGCAGCAGGTGCCACAATCATTGAATCTGAAATCCGGGCTCAACTGAATGACGGTATCCGTGTTGGTGGACTGGCAGACAATCCAAGCCCAGTAGTTCGCGTTCCAGATGTTCTGTCTGTTGCTCCGAACCTGCGTGCCCAGCGTATCTTCGAAGGTATTGAATTCGAAGCTCGCCTAGCTGGTGCCATCCACTTCGTTAAAATCCGTGGAACTGTAACTGTCTAAGGACAGTTACGTCCCCTACAAGGAGACTTAAATGGCTACTCAACGCGCTTCTACATACGCACCAAACCAAGTATGTGTTGTTATCACACAAGACACAAGTGGTATCGCTCACATCATTTCTGGGTACTCTGAAGACAGCATCGTTTCTATCGAACGTTCTGCTGAAACCTTCGCGATGTACACTGGTGCTGACAACACAATGACTCGTATCTACAACGCTAACACGTCTGCAACGATTACATTGAGTCTACAACAAACCTCTGCGTCTAACGACATCCTGTCCCTGCTTTACCAGAACGACGCGGCGAGCTTGACTTCCGACACAATGTTCTCGATTCAAGTTAAGGACAACAGCGGACGCTCCAACTACTTCAGCGATAATGCTTATGTCGGAGTTGTTCCTAACTCTGCCTTCAGCAACAGTATGAACACCCGTGATTGGGTAATCCATGCCGCTGACCTGCAAACCTACATTGGTGGTAACGCCAAATTGGTTCCTGCGGATCAAGATACTATCCAGACTCTGGGTGGAACTCTCGACGCTCGCTGGCTGTAATCTACATCGACGGGGCTTCCATCTAACGGTGGGAGCCCTTTTTCGTTTCTATAGGAGAATAATATGGCTGTAGCTCTATACTCGCCAAAAGACGTTATCATCAGTCTTGCTGGCATGCACACAATTTCTGGATATGCCGATGGCACATTCGTTCGTATCACAAAGGACATGAAACCATTTCTCAAAGTGCGTGCAATGGATGGAGAAATGGCCCGTATGTACTGCGAAGACGAAGGCTTCAGAGTTGAGGTTACTATCGCTCAATCGTCTACAAGCAACAATATCCTTACTGGTATCTACAACGTGGATACAGCAACCCACATGGGTAAATTCCCAATGTTCATTCGTGATACGAAAGGACAAACAAACTTCTTCGCTGCCACAGCATGGATTGAAATGATTCCTGAAGTGACGTTCTCCAACCAATTGGAGACTCGTACATGGACTTTCGGATGCTCTGGTGCCGCCATCACAATTGGTGGTAACAATGACACAAGCCTGCTCGAAGACTCTTTGCTTTTGGGTTCTGCTGGACTGTCTGTTCTTAAACAGTTCGGAGTCTTGTGATGAAGACTTACTTCGTATACAAGACTGTCAACAAACTCACCAACCAATTTTATGTTGGAGTTCATGGTGGGACGTTGGAGGATGGCTATCTTGGCTCTGGTCGGCTCCTGAAGCGAGCTATAGGTAAATACGGCATCGAGAACTTCTATGTAGAGTCTAGAATCCTTTGTAGTGATGCAGACGAAGCTTACGACCTCGAAGCCTTTATCATTACAGAAGATATAATCAATCACCCACTCTGCTATAACCTAATCATCGGAGGTAGAGGTGGAGAACACTTAAACCAAAGAAAACCCTACAAGAAACGTCAGGGTGTGAAGAAGACTAAGGAGCAGAAAATGGCTATGGCTGAGATTAAAAGAAATATGACACAAGAGACGAAGAGTAAAATCTCCCAGTCTGCAAAGGTTGTGTGCAGAGTTGCACTGACTTGCCCAAGCTGTGGGTTTGAGGGCTTTGCTCCAAACATTCGCAGATATCACTTTAACAATTGCGTACTCTAAGGGGGTTATATGGCCGGAGACATCTTGACGTATGCACCTTCTACTGTTACACTGGTACTCTGCGGTTATGTTCTAACAGGTGTTGTTAGCGTTAACCTCAAGTGGAATTCCAGCCCCTTCACAGTCAAGAAGGGCATTCGTGGACAACACACACGTATCGGCACCAAAGATCGGCAGTCTACCTGCTGCATTGAAGTGCTTCAAACATCTATCACCAACGATATCCTTTCCGAAATCCTAGAACAAGATACCCGTAATTACTCGGGCCGTCTTGAGTTCTCTGTGAAAGATGCGTCTGGTACAACTCAATGGGCAACAACTCAATGCTTCCTACGTGCTTGGCCTGACGCTGGTTTCAGCGGAGGTATTGAAACACGTAAATGGGACATTGAAATTCTATCGTTCATTAGTGGTAAGATCGGTGGTAACGCAAGACAAGGCTTTGACCTGCTGGACTCTTTCAATGGAGCAGCGGATTACATTACTGAAGGGGCTCAGAATATCTCTGACTCTGCATCTAACCTATTTAGTTAAGGAGAATACAAATGGCTATTAAGCAAAAAACAATCGAAGTGAACGGTAGCGAATACTTGATCACTCAACTGGGTGCCCTGAAAGGTACTCGTGTATTGAAAGAAATCACCAAGCTCGTTGGACCTGCTTTTGCCTCCATGCAGAAGAAAGACGGTGAGGGCCAATCTGGAACTATCGGGGATGCACTGGGTATTCTGTTTGAGAACTTGGACAATGCCAACATCGAAGGTATGATTATGGAACTGGCTAACACTGTTGCCAAACCAAATGGCTCTGCCATTTCCTTCGACATGGAATTTGCTGGTGAGTACGACAAGTTGTTCCTCGTGCTGAAGGAGGTTGCCGAATTCAACTTCGGATCGGTTTTTACTCTGTTCGGTTCTCGGGAGTAACACAAGCCCCGGACATGCAAATTGGCATGGACGGGACGACCCTTGAACCAGTGCCTGTCCATCCGAGACTGCAACGTATACAAGATCAATTTAGCCAAGACTGGGAAGTGTACAATGTCCTTACCAGCCCACTAGGTCTTGCAACATATGTCGAGTTGGATACGGTGTGTAATACCGAAGACTTGTACAAGATGTTTGAGATAGTCCAAGTCCATAAAGAAATGGAGACTGTCGCTCACATTCAAGCCAAACTCACAGAAGGTAATAAATAATGATTCAGGAAGAAATCGCACGGCTTACTGGTAAGCTAGTCTTCCAAGTTGACAATCGCCCTCTGATGGCATTTGAGAAGCGCCTAGCCGGTGTTATCAATATGCTGGGTGACCTTGAGAAGCTAGCGAACAAGAAGTTCAATATCAAAGTCCAGCTCGACTCCCGTACACTCCGTGAGCAACTGGCAAAGGCAGCTACCGCCAAGATTACATTGAAGGACGTTAACGTCTCTCATGAAGCTCTGGCCCTAGCTGCAAAGCGTATTACTGACAAACTCGACAGTACGCCAATCACTCTGAACAAAATCCGTGTAGATATCGCCTCCTTGATCGAAACCAAGAAGTTGGTTCGCACACTGCTTGGTCAGATGCAAATCAGTATTCCTCTCCAGTTCCAAACATCCGCTGCTGATAAGATGCTTCGTGCTTGGAAGAAAGAAACTGAATCCAAATTCAAACTGAAGATCGACGCTGACATCAGCCAACATAAGTTCTTGAGTAATGTTCGTAAAAGCTTGGCTAGTGCTTCTTTGAAACTGGGTCCAATTAAAATTGAAACACCGAACATCAAACTAAACATTGACCGTGAACATTTGAAGCAAGAGATTCGGGACGTACTTTCTCACATCCGTCGTGAGACAACTATTCGTGTCAACTTGCGGGACGAGTCTCCACAAAGGCGTGAACGTGTTACTGATCGTGGAGCAAGAGGTCATGCATTCGGTGGTGGCTTGATGGGAGCTGGTATGGGCTTCGCCAGAGGCGCTCTACCGGGTCTAGGAGCCGCGTTCGCTATCGGGGCAGTCAACCAGATCAACCAACAACTTGTAGCGACTAACACAGCCTTGGAGGCCGTCAGCGGGAGTGCAGAAGGGTACGCAAGTAACCTGAAGTTCCTTGAAGACCTCACTCAAGAGCAAGGTCGTAACATGAGAGACGTTGGTCCTCAGTTTACTTCTGTTCTCGCATCTGCAAAGGCGAGTATTGGTAATGAGGGTGTTCAAGATTTGTTCCGTGGTCTGACGAAGTACGGCACTGTAATGGGCCTCGACCAAGAGTCGATGAAGGGTTCTATGCGTGCTATCAGTCAGATGTTCTCCAAAGACAAAATCCAAGCTGAAGAAGCACAAGGTCAGTTGGCTGAAAGATTGCCAGCGGCTATGCAACTCTTGGCTGAAGCGAACGGCACTGATGTAAAGGGTCTTCGTGAACAGATGCAGAAAGGTGCCCTTGATCCTAAGAAAGTATTGCCTGAAATGGCACGGATCATGGAGAAACTTGCTGAGAACAATGGAGCATATGCGAAGTCTCTAGAGTCTACGCGAGTTGCCCAAGGACGTATGAATCGTCAGTTTGAACGGTCTGTTAAAATCTTCGCAGCCGGTGGGTTCGATAAAGGCATTCGTGGCTTCTTCACCACTATGGCAGACGGTATGCAGAAGTCTGCACCGCTGGTTACAGCACTTGGTGGAGCATTCGATGTACTGATGCGTCCAATCAATGCTCTCATCGGTATCGTTGCAACTATCGGAGCCAACTGGACTAAGATGGCAGATGTTTTCGGGTTGTCTGGGAAGCAACTTGCAGTCTTCGGTGGAGCTGCTGCTGTCGCTGTACTTCCATTTGGATTGTTTGCCGAAGCTGTTGCACTTGCTGCTCTCGCCGTAGAAGACTTGATGGTCTATATGGAAGGTGGTGATAGTTTGTTTGGTCGCTTCCTTGAATCCTCTCCTGAAGCACAAGCTGCTCTAGATGGTTTCTCCAAAGAGGCTAAACAATTTGGTGAGTACCTACAACTTGCAGTAACCAACGGTCTTGACCTTGCAGGAGCAATGAAAGGTCTTTCGTTCCCTGAAATGTTCATCAACACAATGCGTGAACTACAAACCATTCTTAAGTTGTTCAACGATACAGTTGACTACATGGTTGCGGCTGGACAATACGCACAGATGATGGCACCAGAAGGCGGTATTGCTGCTAACTTGGCTAACATGCGAGCAATGGCGAACGGACCTGAATGGGCTCGCCAGCAAATGTCTGACAAGGTTGCTGGTGATTTTGCTAACCAAGGTGTTGGAGCTGAGATTCCGGGTGGACAGTCCCTAACTGCTGATCAGATCGCTGAAGCTGTTGCTCGTGCTATTAGCGTTCAAGGTGCTGAAGGACAACAACGTAGAGATTATTTCGAAGCAAACATTAACGTCGATGTTAAAGGTGGCGTTGTATCCGCTGGAGACTTGATGACAGCTTTGAATGAACCAATGAAACAGATCGCTATCAAAGCTTTTGGTGAGGTAGTTAACAATGAACGTAACACACAATCGCAGGTGAGACAATGACAATCGCAATTCGCCGTGAGAACGGTGACATCCTTTGGTTCGACGCAGTTGAGGGCTTCGATGAAGTCCTTAGCTCCACTGTTACCAAACATCCTGTTGCGACTGGCGGGTTCGTTGCTGACCACGTGACAAAGGATAACCCACGATTTACATTGAAGGGTATCCTCTCTGACGCTGACTTCAACTATAACCGTCCTCAACTTGGGGATGATTATGAAGGTTGGCAGTCTGTGAGCGTGAAGAAGCAGTATGTAAACAACACACCAGTCAACAGTCCAGTGAGTATTAACTCTAACGTAAACGTATTCAAGAGTTTCCTTCCTGAATCCATTTCCCAATTCACCACTACTAGCATCCCACAAGTTGTTGTAACTGAGCAACCAAAAGTCAAGTCTGCATCTGCTGTTCGTATGGACTTGGTGCGTATGAGGGATATGAAGGAAATCTTCACCCTTGTTGACTTTGAAGATAACTTGATCCGTCGTAGTTGGCCAACTTGTGTACTCACAAATCTATCCTTCTCTGAAACTCCAGAAGGAGGTGACGCACAGGCTTTGTTCCCGGTGATGGAAATTGAGCAAGTGACTTTCACAACTGTAGAGAACATCCGCATCAAACTGAAGCCAATTAACAAAGGGCGACAGCAAGGTAAGGCTTCCAACAGACCAGAGGAAGGGGGTGACAATGCTAAAAATGACTCCACGGGTTGGTCTAAGAAGACTTCCTCTCAGTTGGTTCAAGGGACTGGAGTTGCAAAGCCTAAACCACAATTTGGAGACGCACCATGACAACCAATTTTATTGAAATGCCGCTATCTGATGAACTCGTATACCGCTACAGTATACCCCTTGAAGGTAACTCTTGGCAGTTGAAGTTTTACTGGGTAAAGCGTGCAAAACAGTGGCACATGGACCTCCGTCAAGAAGACCAGACCCCAGTGGTTCTAGGGTACGCCCTAGTCCCACAGTTCCCAATTCTTGAAGATGTCCCACTCGAACTATATGGCCTAACAGGTCGCTTTGTACTAATGCCTGTAAATATTGCAGTAGCAACATCCCTATCACAAGACTCTTCGGTTATGCCGGAATTTTTCAAACTTTACTACATGTACGAAACGGAGGCTTAATATGTTCCAGAGAGAACGGGTTTATGATCTAAGAATCGGTGACTACAGCAATGGTAATGGCCTGCGTATCACCGCTGGTATCCCAGATGAACAAGGGTTCATGAATGCAGGGCTTCAGCTCACATTCGACATTTCCAAAATGGCTGATAACAAGAAGACCAAAGGCAACAGTGCATCGATTGAAATCTATAACCTCTCTCGGAGCCAAGCCGCTCTACTCGAAGGTGAGTACCTTGAATGCACTCTGATGGTTGGATACGAAGAACAAGGACCACGCGTTGTCGTAACTGGAAACGTTACTGATGTTTCAACACGTAGGTCTGGTGACGACCGCATCACACAGATCAAAATGGGGGAAGGTTATACAGAGCTTAACCACAAAAGACTAAAACATATGGTGTCTCCCGGTAAGACCGTGCAAGATGTTATTGATGAGATTGCCGCACAAATGCCGGGTGTTGCCCGTGGCTCCATCGTAGGGACCAACCTAAACAATCCAATCGTTCATGGGTGGCGCCTGACAGGCACACCACGTGAAATGTTGAAGAAGGTGTGTGATGCCTACGATCTAGAATATAACGTCTCTGGTGGTGTCCTGAACGTCTCTGAGGTCAACGGATTGTTGACTAAAGACGTAGACTCTGCCCCGGTTATTAGTCCTCAAACTGGACTAATCGACGAACCCTTTTATACATCAGAAGACGGGCGTAAGCATCCAAAAGATAAACGTCGTCGTCGTGGTGTCCAATTTGTATGTCTTCTGAACACAGAGTTGATTCCGGGTCACATCGTTAAACTCGAAGACACTGTGATCAATGGTTTCTACCGTATCAATGCTACACGATTCAACGGAGACTTCCGTGGTAATCCTTGGTACGCAGAAGTGTTGTGTTCGGAAATTGCAGCGGAGGAACTAACATGATTCCCGGTCTTCTAAGTGAATACCTCAAAACTGAATTTGAATACTCGATGGCTGAAATGTGGTTCTCCTGTCCGGGTATTGTCACTAGTGTTTCTGGTGACTTATCTGACTTACGAGTTAACGTAAAGCCTGCCATTAATGAGTTGTATGCTGATGGTAGTACAGAAGAACACTTGGACATCCTGAGTGTTCCAGTGATCATGCCGGGTAGCTCTACTACACTGGTGAGCTTCCCAATCAACGCGGGTGACACTGTACTCCTTGTGTTCTCACAACGATCTATGGACAACTTCAAGATTGGTAATGGACAACCCACTCAACCAAATGATGCACGTAAATTCCAAGCCGAAGATGCTATTGCCATTCCCGGTTTGTTTACTTTCTCGAAGAGTACAAATAGACCAGCCATCCGTAAGTACCCACATAATCCAAAGACTGACTTGGTTGTTGCTCATAACATCGCGAGTGGGACTGAAGTCATGCTGCACTTCAAACAGACAGGTGATTTGATTGTCAACACAGAACAGGCTGTGACAGTTAACTGCAAAACTGGAGAGTTGAATGCTACAGAGTCTTATACAATTAACACACCGACAATGAACATCAACGCTGATACCACAAACTGGGTTGGTGATATTATCCAAAGCGGAAATTACAACCAGACAGGCAATTACACAATGACTGGCGTTGCAACCTTCAACGGTATCAACTTCGCTACTCACAAACACTTGGGCGTTACACCGGGGTCTGGTACTTCTGGTATCGCTACAGCATAAGGAGTCGATATGGACTTGCTACTTAATACAGACACTGGCGATATGGTCTACGTGAACGGTGGCTGTCCAGTCACCCAACTCACGGCTGATATTGTTGCACAGCGTCTAAGAATTACCCTTTACACATTCCTTGGTGAGTGGTTCCTTGATACCTCTGTCGGAGTCCCCTACTTCCAACAAATCTTCGGAAAGCTCCGCACTAAGTCGGGTGTTGACCTCATCTTCCAACAAATCATTACTGATGATCCTGACGTGATCGAAATCCTAACGTTTACTTCCGAACTTGATCGTGGAGCCCGTGGATACAGTATGACATTCCAAGTGCGTGTAAGTGATAACACTGCATCACTTCCAATTACAATCGATCTAGGAGACGTTATCTAATGGCTGGCCTATCGCGTGAAGGTCTTGAAATTAAAACTCAAGACGAAGTATTGAATGACAACCGAATCCGTGCTGCCAACTTGTTCGCTGACCAAGTTCCAGCGGGTGACGTTGTTGACGTATCTGATAACTCTACTCTTGGCCGTCTCATCGGTGTTGTTTCTCCAGCAGAAGCAAGCATGTGGGAGGCCATTCAACAAGTTTACAACAGCTTCAACCCAGCGACTGCCATTGGTATCTCTCTGGACAACATCGTTGCTCTCTCTGGTATCGCACGTCTAGTTGCTCAGCCAACTCGGGCACAAGTGATTCTGGAAGGCTCTACGAACATCAGCATCAGCTCTCCACTTGGTAAGGCGTACAGCTCTACAACACAACGTGTGTTCTCGATCCTGAACCCAGTTATCATGAGCCCGATGAAGGCTTCGGGTATTGGTATTGTTCCATCTGCAATCTTGAACAGCACAGCTTACACATTTAGCTATTCTGTCGATGGTGTAAATTATATTGATACCACCTACACATCTGATGCGAGTGCTACATCCGCAGAGATTCTTGCTGGATTGAAGACTCAAATCGATTTAATTTTGGGTGGGGTCTTTACAACTTACTATCAAGATGGTAGACTGTTTATAACTCGTACTGATCCGTTTCAGGTTGCAGACTTCGCTGTCTCGATCAACCTGCGTATCGAAAAGGTTCGTAAGCTTGGCATCGCTGTTGACGACATCGTTGGAGCGTACCCACAGCAAGCTATGAGCATCGACACAATCTCTGTCCCTATCTCTGGGTGGGATAGCATCCTAAACCCTATCAGCGCCACCACAGGCCGTCTGGTAGAGACTGACGAAGAGCTTCGTGAACGTTTCCGTAACTCCAAATTCTTCCAATCCCAGAACATCCTTGAAGCCTTGATTGACGGACTAAAAAACGTTGACGGTGTGACTGACGTTGTTGTCTATGAGAACGACACAGACGGTGTTGATATTAACGGTGTCCCAGCTCACAGCTTCTTGCCAATTGTTCTTGGTGGACTTCCTAGCGACATTGGAGACACCATCTGGGAAAACAAACCCACCGGTATTCCTTCTGTTGGGGATACGACGATCCAAGTTGCAGACAGCCAAGGCTTCTTGCATAGTATCTCGTACAAACGCCCAACAGAGATTCCAATCTATATCACAGTAAGCATTTCTGATGCTGGTGGTATCGCTGGTGATGCTGAAGCACAGATCAGACAGAACATTGAAAACTATGGAGAGTCTAACTACTTCATTGGCGACGATGTAATCTACTCTCGCTTCTACACCCCAATTAACGCTGTACCGGGACATCAAGTAAACAGCTTGCACATTGGCACCTCGCCTAGTCCTTCTGGTACTGCAAACATTTCCATTGCCTTTGATGCTGTTGCGACATTCAACCCAGCTAACATCAACGTCACTCTAGTATAAGGAGGCTTCATGGCCGTCAATGAGTTTGAGCTAGTTCCCTTTGTGGATGAAGCTCGCAGTCGTATCACTGAGCAATTTAAAGAAAAACCAATCATCGATAAGTATATCCGATTGCTCATTGGCGAGTGGGATGAAATGCAAGTTGTTCTACAAGACTTGCAACAGCTCCGCTCCATTGACACAGCAGTTGGTGCCCAGTTAGATGTGATTGGCGAGATTGTTGGGCGTCCTCGTGGTCTTGTAACAGCCGAGCTGTTCTACTACTTCGGATTTGAAGGGGCTCCCCTAGCCGGGAGCTACGCTTCCACGACTGACAAGACTGTCGGTAGTCCTTACTACTCTTTGAATGCTCCAACAGGAATTTCTCGTGAACCTTCTGATGAAGAATACCGATTGATCCTGAAAGCAAAAATCATTAAGAACAGAACGATGGCTAGACCAGAAGATGTTGTGGCTGCTTATAAGTTCTTGTTCACTGCTGGTGCTGTAACTATCGATGAATATGAACCTGCCAAAGTACGTATCGGTATCGGTAAGATTCTGACTAACGTTGAACGCGGATTGTTGTTCGACTTAGGTGGAGCAGGCACATTGCTACCAAAAACTGTAGGCGTTAATTACACCTACTCTGAATTTCAAGCTGGACGTGTATTTGCAACAGAAGGGTTCCCCGGCGCTGTCGGTCCCGGCGATCTAAACGATCCCACTTCTGGTGGCATTCTCTCCAACATCATCACCTAATTTAAGAGGAATTTTACATGGTTGATATTATCAAGCAAGATATGACGGACATCTGGGCTTCCAGTGGTGACAAAACCGCTCCCGATCCTTCTAAGATTGCAACTGGCTGGATCGTTGAAGCCGTTCCTCGCCAATGGTGGAACTGGTTTGAAAACCGCCAAGACGTGAACATCGCTTACATGCTTCAAAAGGGTATTCCAGAGTGGGATATCGTATCTGAATATCTGACTAACAAGTCGTACATCCAACGCAACAACGTTGTCTACAAGTGCATTCAGACCAACTCTGGTCAAGACCCTTCTACTGCCCCTTTGTACTGGACGAAGGCATTTCCAGAGTCTTCCGATAGCCTTGAGGCTATTCGTACACTGACGCCTGCCGTTGACCAAACTCCATACTACACTGGAGCCAACTCTGCTGCCCTTATGACTGTTACAGCTTTCGCTCGCACCCTTCTGGACGATCCGAACGTAACAACAATGCGTGCTACTCTTGGGGCTCAGGCTACACACCCTAACCTGACTGCACTCTCTAGCGCTACTGGTACTGCAACCAACACACTGCCATACTTTAACTCTTCGAACACAATGATTGTAACTCCGCTTACTGCATTTGCACGTAGCTTGCTGGATGACGTTGATGTCGTTGCAGCACGTGCAACTCTTGAAGTTGATAGTGCTGCAACTGTTGCTGCTAACCTTTCCTCTAGCCTCAGTGCTGGACTGGCTACAAAACAAGACCTTGATGCAACACTAACAGCTCTGGCTGGCTTGGCAACTGGCGCAAACCAACTTGCTTACTCTACAGGTACTGACACTTTCGCTCAAACAACTCTGACAGCCTTCGCCCGTTCTATTTTGGACGATAACGATGCTGTGACAGTTCGTGGAACAATTGGTGCTGATGATGCTTCTAACCTGACAACTGGTACTTTGCCTCTGGCTCGTCTGCCAGCAGACTTGACTGGTAAAAACGCTGCGACAGCTACAGCACTTCAAACAGCTCGTACAATCCAAGGTGTATCGTTCAACGGTACTGCAAACATCACACTGTCTGTAGTCGATAAAGACTCTGCGGTTGGTAGTGCAACACTTCCAGCGGGTACAACTGCTCAACGTACAGCTTCTCCAGTAAATGGTCAGCTACGTTACAACAGCGACAACAATGAATTCGAAGGATACATCAACGGTTCTTGGGGTGGTATTGGCGGTGGTACTCCATTGTTCACAACTCTGTGGTGGCCCTCTCGTACAGCAATCCCCGCCGGATACGTTCCTGCGGATGGGCAACTTCTGACACGTACAAGCTACAGCGCTGCATGGGCACGTATAAACACCAGCGATGTTCCTAAAGTCACTGATGCTACATGGCTTGCAACTTCTACAAGTCGTGGTAGCTACTCTGATGGTAACGGAACAACAACATTCCGTGTTCCCGATCTGAACGGAAAACAAGCTGGAACTCTGGCTGCTCCATTCCT